AAGATTTCAAACTGATGTTGGTAAGAATTTTAATAAAACAATTAGTTTAAATAGAATTATATCAACTTTTGTATATAAAGGAGAAAAAGATGTCAAATATAAAAAATCTTAAATTTTATGGAAAGGACAAACCTGTATTAAGCCACGAAGAAGCCCAAAAAAATGGGAGTAAAGGAGGTAAATTATCTGTAAAATCTAGACAAGAAATGAAAATGTTAAAAGATATTTTTATAGATTGGGGAAATAAAAAACCAAATGATAATTTGATAAATACACTTTCTCAGTTTGGAATTGATTGTAAAAATATGTCTGCAATTGAAGCATTGATTGCGTTTTCTGGGTTAAAATTAAATGAAAAAAGAGCTTCTGTTGGTGATATATTAAAATTTATTGAATTATATTCTAAATTTACAGGACAAACGCCACCAGATAAAACAGAAATAACTGGTTCAAATGGAAGTCCAATAAATCCACCAATTATAAATATTTTACCTGTTGAAACAAATGGAACAATTAAACGTTAAAATTATAAATAAACTTTTATTCCTTATAAATGAACAATGGCGATATAAGGTTGCTTATGGTGGTCGTGGTTCTGGTAAGTCATACGCTTTTGCAGATGCTTGTTTAATTAGGGCTATGAATAGTAAAACCAGAATACTATGTGCTCGTCAATTACAAACATCTATTCGTGATTCGGTTCATAAATTACTTTGCGACCGTATATTTTCTCTTAAAATGGAAAGTTGGTTTGAAATAACCCGTGAAGCCATAAGATGTACAAATGGGTCTGAATTTATCTTTAAGGGTATTCAGAATAATGTTATGGAAATCAAATCAATGGAAGGTATTGATATATGTTGGGTGGAAGAAGCTCAGTCTGTTAGTGATGAGTCGTGGGAAGTATTAATCCCGACAATTCGTAAAGAGGGGTCTGAAATATGGGTGACATTTAACCCAGACAGGGATGATGACTCCACTTATAGACGATTTGTTAAAAACCCACCGCCTGATTGTAAATCTGTTTTGGTAAATTATATGGACAATCCATATTTTCCTGAAACACTACGAAAGGAAATGGAATATTGTAAAGAGGTGGATTATCCACGCTATGAACATATTTGGCTTGGGCATACCATTATGGAAACAGAAGCCCAGATATTTAAAGGTAAGTTTGAATTATTGGAATTTGAAGCTGAACCTTATACACAATTCTTTTATGGGGCAGACTGGGGATTTGCTTGTCTTGGTGGGAATACAATGGTTGCAACTAATAAAGGCGATGTTCCAATTAAAGATATTAAAGTCGGAGATATGGTTTTAACAAGAGATGGATATAAAAAAGTATTATTTACCAAAAATAAAGGCAAAAAATCTGTTTATGATATTGACTTTGGCTACAAAAATAGTATAATAGCAACAGGAGACCATCGTATTTTTACAAAAGATGGTTGGAAACGTGTTGATGAATTAAAGGAGAATGAAACGGTATGCCTGAAAAAATTGAGTTTAATGGAAGGATTTATAAAATATACCCGAAAGGGAAACACCCAAATTACTTCTATTACAAATCCAGAAAAGAGCAAAGGATTTTGCATAGGGATATTTGGGAATATTATTATGGAAAAATACCTGAAAACTATGATGTCCACCATATTGACAAAAATCCATTCAATAATGAAATCGGAAATCTTATGTGTGTTTCAAAAAGTGAGCATCAAAAAATACATTACAAAGATAAACTCGGCTCTATTTCAAAAGAAAAAATGCTTGATATTAGAGCAAAGAACGGATATACAAAAGAAAACTGGGAAGAAAGAAGAAAGAAGTCTTTGGAAACGGCTCAAAAAAGGCGTGGTAAATGTAAAGAATGTGGTAAAGAATTTGTGCTTACGAATGTTCATCAAAAGTTTTGTTGTGCAAAGTGTAGAAAACACTCAAATTCGCGTGATAGCCAAAAGGAATATATTTGTGAAGCGTGTGGTAAAAGATTTATGGCATCATCTTATGAAAAAAGAAAAGCTTGTTCAAAAGAGTGTGCGCATAAACTTACGATTATTAAAAGAAAAGCAAGATGTGTATGATATAACTGTTGAAAATGGTGAGTTTTTTGCTAATGGTGTTTTGGTTCATAATTGCGACCCAACCGCACTAACTCGTTGCTTTATTGAAGATAATTGTTTATATATAGATTATGAAGCAGGTGGTGTTGGTGTGGAAATGGAAGAAATACCAGCCCTGTTTGATACTGTTCCAGAGGTTAGGGATTGGAAAATCAGGGCAGATTGTGCCAGACCTGAAACAATATCGTATGTAAAACGGCAGGGATTTGATTGTGAAGCCGCTGAAAAATGGAAAGGTAGTGTTGAAGATGGCATTGAATATCTACGCTCATTTAAAAAGATATATATTCACCCAAGGTGTAAGCATACATACGAGGAATTTAAATACTATTCATATAAAAAGGATAAAGTAAGTGGTGATATATTACCAATAGTTGTGGATGATTGGAACCACTATATTGATAGTATTCGCTATGCTTTACAACCATATATTAAAAATAATGGTAGATTACAAATAAAAGATGGTTGGGAAGCAGAAATAGACCAAATTTAATTAAAAATTTTGTTTATTTTTCAATAATTAGTAAATTTTTTTAAAAAAAGTTAAAAAAGTTGTTTACATCCATAAAAAAATATATTATAGTATATTTGTAAGGGATGGATAAACCCTTTGTATTAACAATTAAATGAAAGGATTTTAAAATGAAAACATCAGAACAATTAAAATTAGAAAATATAATGGAAAACTGTTATGGAACAGAACATTATTATAAGAATATAATGATACCATTTGTTTATACTGATGGCGTAAAGACTTTTGTTGAGAACGCAGGAGGTGGTGCTTTTTGGTTTTTAACCGAATGTATGGCATACACAGTAAAGGCAAAAGAATTTATGGGAATTACATTAAGGGTAAAAGATGGAAAAGGTATAATCTTTGTAGATGATAAAGAAAAGAAAAAAATTCCTTATACAGATTGTCCAGATGGAGATTGGGAATTCTTTTATGAACCAGAGTCAAAAGTTTTAATGTGGAGAGGGGAATATTAAAAATGAAAAGATACATTGAAAATATAAATATAAATCTTGGAAGTGATAAAAAGGATTTTGAGGTAGCCGAAGCGTTGCGATTATTGGCAAATGATATTGAGGATGGCAAATATTCTGGTATCGTTGGCTGGTCGGATGTAAGTTGGTCTATTGATTTATCTGATAATGAATATGATGAAGAAAGCGAGGATTAAAATGGGAAGATACATCTCGGGTGACCTAGAAGGTAAATGTTGGTTTGGTATTCAACCAAGTAATTTTGCTGATAGATTTGGTTATACAGGGGAACAGCCATCATATTTAAATTATTATTATGATAATTCATATTTGCCACAAATTGAAAAAGAATTGGATAAAATTAAAAAGTATCTTGGCAAAAATTTTGAAAAGTTAGATGAATTTTTTAAAACTAGATGTGGTTATACTGATAGCGAACTTGCAGAAGCATTAAAAACAGATGAAAGCAAAGCAAGAGAATTATTAAGTGAATATTCAGATTATTGTTTTGGTGTTCGTTTAAGGGATTATTTAAAAGAACACGAAACTTGTGAATTTGAGGTGGAGTTATAAATTGGTGCCCCCTGATGGAATCAAACCACCAACTATTGATTACAAGTCAATTATTATATCATTTAACCAAGGGGGCATAATAAAAAAATATCATAAAAAATAAAAAAAGTCAAAAAAAAGTATTTACTTTGACATTTTTTTATGATATGATATAATTATCTAGGGAGATAGGTGGGGTTAGCTACCCACTGATAAGTGTAAAGATTGAACCTAATGCCGCACTTCTCCCACTCAAATTGGCATAAATGGTTCTTGGGCATTAGTAAATAAATATCAATCTTTTATTTTTGGAGGACTATGCCCAAAGGTTTTTATCTTGGATGGTTTTATCCTATTCAAAAAACCATACAACCGATGACCCGACTATCGGAATATAAAATAATCAGGGTTGAGTTGAAGACTTTTAAGGAACGGTCAATGAAACGTTATATGGCGTAGATTTAAACAGGTTCTGCCAAATTGGCATTAGGCGTAAGCGAGAGGTCGCAAGGAATACGAAAGTTCCACCTGATAATAAAACTCATAAAAATACATTGGATAGATTGAACACAATTAAGGCAAGAACATTCCTAGGGGTAGCCATAAGGTATGTTCCTTATTATTCCTTATTTGACATTTAGAAAAAAATATGATATTGTTTTTGTATGAAACAATTAAAAAGGGTTCCATCAAATAAAGGTATTGAAGTAGAATATAGGCGAAAACTTGAAAAATTAGTTGATGCTATGTCTAAATCAGTATTTTATTGGGTATTATCTGATTATGGTAATAGAACGGCTAGGGAATTGTCTATTATTATTCAGAAAAGAATTAAACAATGGAAAAAAGTTTTTGGTAAGCATTCAGATAATTTAGCTTTATGGTTTGTAAAATCAGTTAGAAAACACGTTGAAGCTAATATGCGTAATTCTTTTTCTGAAATTGGTTTAAAGTTAAAAAAGAATATACCAGAAAACGTAGTAAAAGCGGTAGAATACGAAAACAGGTCGTTGATAAATAGTATTCCTGAAAAGTATTTTACAGGCGTTGAAACTGTCGCTATGTTGGCTCTTTTATATAATTGGAATAAGACCGATTTGACAAATGAATTAAAAAAGCGTTATAATGTTTGTATAAGACGAGTTCGGTTAATTTCCTCCGACCAAAGTCATAAGACGAATGAGTTATTTAAGAGGGAATTGTGTCGGGCTGTTGGCATACGGAAAGCGAGATGGGTTTATACCTACCGAAGTGAAAAACCTAGGGAAAGCCACATTGAGTTGGATGGTGCATTGTTTGATTTAGAAAAGGGATGCTATAACTATTATGATAATGAGTACATCTTTCCAGCACAAAAGATTAACTGTAAGTGTGATTTTGTACCAGTTATAGAGGATGATTTAGACAGATGATAGTATATGATAAAAATATATTTGGAACGAATAGGGAAGTTGATGGTAACGGCTTTTTAAGGGTTGATGCCAACAATATAACGAAAACGCAGGTTGCTCCTTATTTAGGTAGGGAAATTCCCCATTGGAAAGATTTTGGTTTGGAAGCTGAAAAGGTTTATTATGTTTTACGCCCTGAAGATGAATTAAAAAAGGCGGTTAAAACATTTAATAATTTACCTCTAACAAGAAAACATATAGAGGTAGATGTGGATAATGTCCCGAAAGAGGACATTATTGGGAGTATGGGTGACAGTGCTGAATTCAGTTCCCCGTATATTAAAAACAGCCTGATAGTTTACGACAAAAAGGAAATTGAGAAAATCTTGTCTGGAAAGAAAAAAGAATTGTCGTGTGGATATACCTATACTCCCATCCCCGAAAGTGGTGAATTTGATGGGAAGCATTACGATTTTAAAATGACCGATATTGTTGGAAATCACGTTGCTTTGGTTAAAGAGGGGCGTGCTGGACACGATGTTATGGTTAGTGATACAATAGAACGAGTAAAGGAGAAAATTATGGGTTTATTCCGTAAAAAAGAAATTACTGAAGATAAAAAACTTTCAGAAACCGAACAAGAAAAGGTTGGCGTGGTTATGAAAGAATTTAAAGAGGGTGAATTAAAATCTGGTTCTGGTGAAAAAGTTACAGACCCTAAACAAGCAATTGCTATTGCTTTAAGTGAAGCTGGTAAATCCAAAGATGAAATTCCTGAAAAACAGGATGAACCCGAAAAGGCAGGGGAAGAAAGTGCCTTAAACAATGGAGAACAAAAAATGGAAGAAAAATCCGAAGAAGTCCTTGTTGAAGACAAATGCTCTGCCAAGGATGAAGAAAAAGACCTGAAAGGCAAAGAAAAAGAAGCTTTTGCCGAAGGTGTTGAATACGGTGAAGAAAAAGAAAAGGAAGAGCCGAAAAAACTTGACTCTGAACACGAATCAGAGGGCGAAGAAAAAGCTCTGAAAAAAGAGGAAGAAGCAAAAGACGAAGATAAAAAGGAAGAAAAGAAAGAGGAAAAAGTCCAAGCCAAGGATGAAGCTATGGTTATGGATATTGACTCAATCAAAGCCGAAGCTCGTGAAGAGGGTCGTCAAGAAGCCATTGCTGATTATAAAGCTCGTGAAGTTGCTCGTAAGGCGGTTCGCAAGGTTGTTGGTGATGTTGATGTATTTGCTTTTGATTCTGCTGAAGAAATTTACAAATTCGCTTGTGAGAAATCAGGAGTGGATTTGACAGATGTTGCTAGCTACAAGGATGTCTTTAAGGGCTTATCTGCTCGTAAAGGCGGGCTTGCAATGGATGCTTCCCCCGTTAGCGGAAGTAATGAGGAATGTTTAAAAGACATTCGTTTATCTTAATTAAGGAGAAAAGAAAAATGGCTTTTCAAAGTACTGTAAATCGTGTAAATACATACGGTATTCAGGGTGATTTGGCGAATGGTCAAGTTCCGCATTACACTCCGACTACTCCTGTGGTTTATACTGGTGAAACAATCTATGCTGGTGATTTCGTTTGGGTATCTGATACGAATGGTTCGGCTGTTGCTAAAAAGGCTTCTCAATCTGGGAAACCGACTGGTATTGTTCAACGTGTGTTGGATAATCGTTTGGGTGCTGCGGATGAAGGTTCGCTTCAAATCGCTGTTGGGCATCAATGCTCTGTGGTTGTTTGGGGTGATATGTTCATCAAAACGACTGACTCGGCATCTGTTGGTAAGAAAATTTTTGTGAATAACACAACTGGTGCTATCACTTGTGGAAATGCTGGTGCTTCTGTGTCGGGTGCTACTGAAACAGATTGGACTGTTGTTTCTTTGGCGAACAATGCGGCTGCTGCTGGTGGTTCTGTTGTGATTGTTTCTAACGTGAAATAAGGAGAAAATAACAATGGAAAAAGAAACATTAAAACAATATGGCATTGATGTTGAAAAGTACAGCGTAGTTGGTACTCTTGATGAAGGTGCTATGGCTATGGATGCTGCTTTATTATCAACAGCAAATGCTGGCGTTCCTGTTGAATTGCTGACATATTTTGATAATCGTGCAATTGATGTTTTGACAGCAAAACGGACAGCTACGAACATCTTTAACGAAGTTCGCAAGGGTGATTGGACAACTCCTGTTGCTAAATTCCGTATGTTGGAAAGCACTGGTTATACACAACCGTATTCCGACTATGCTGATAATGGCAAAGCTGGTGTGAACTATGCATTCCCTGCTCGTGAAAACTATTTGTTTGAAACGGTCATCAAATATGGTGATTTGGAAACAGATATGGCTGCTCGTGCTAAAGCAAGTTATATTGCTGATAATCAACGTGCGGCTGCTAACACGATTGCTATTGATACGAATAAATTCTATTTCAATGGTGTTGCTGGATTAAAGAACTACGGTATCTTGAACCAACCGAACCTGCCGTCTGCTATTGTTGCGGCTACTGGTGCTGGTGGATATGCTACTTGGAGTACAAAGACAGGAAACGAAATCTACAATGATATTGTGGCTTTGTATTCTGATATGGCTTCTCGGGCTCAAGGCAATATTGACAAAACATCCAAATTTAAGTTGGTTGTTGGTCCGTCGTCTGATGCCGAATTACAACGTTTGAATGCTTTTGGAACAGAAACAGTTGCTTCCTTAATCAAACGCAACTTCCCGAATTTGGAAATTGTGGTTGCTCCTGAATATGATGACTCCACAAAGAAAATTCAGTTGATTGCTGTTGAAGTTGATGGTTTGCCGACTGGTGAATGTGCTTTCAGCGAAAAGTTGATGGCTGGTCGTGTTGTTCCGTATTTGTCGCATTTTGCTCAGAAATTCAAAGCTGGTGTGTATGGTACGGTCATCTATCGTCCGGTTTTTGTTTCTACAATGACAGGTATTTAATCAAGGAGTGGAGGAAAAAATGGTTAAATTAAAGAAAAAAGAACAGATTATTACGGAAGCTTTAAACGAAAAAGCAGATGCTTCTAAAAATGAAGAAAATGCTTATGTCGTGGAAAAACAAGCCGCTGAAAAAGGAAATGTCACAGTTTTCTGTGGTATTCCTATGGGAATTAGATTACCAATTCCAAGTGGTGAAGTTGTTCTAAAGGGCAAACCGATGTCGCACATTGTTTCTGCTGTTCAAGGCGAGGGTTATTTACCTGCTGGAAAATATGGTGAAACTGTATTATCTAGAGAACAATGGAACGAAATTGCTACAAAATATGCCAAATATGATTTTATTGTAAATGGTGTTATTTTTGCTAGTGAGTCTGTTGAAGAGGGTCGTCAAGAAGCAAAAGTTAAATCTAATAGAAATTTAGGTTTTGACCAAGCTGACCCTAAGAAACAAAAAACTAAAAAAGCTGAAATAGAGGAGTAAGCTATGAGTGAGAGTGTTGTTTTTGTATATGATGAGTTTAATCAAAGTTATCCAGAATTAAATGCTAGTTTTCAAAAAGCAGAATGGGCGTTTAAAATGGCTTGTCTTATACTTAACAACACTCAAAACTCTATTGTTTGTTGTGATTGTGAAAGAAAAGAACTCTTATATTTATTGATGGCTCATATTTTGTTTTTACAAAACCGTGGTGCTGGAAATGTTGGTATGATAAATAATGCTCACGAAGGTTCTGTATCTGTTGGCTATTCAGGTATGGGAAAACTTGGCGAAACTTATTTTGGACAGAGCCAATATGGGGTTTTATTCTGGCAATTAGTATCTAAATATATATCATTTTTTTATGTTCCCGAATGTTAAGTTTTAGAATTAAAATAGATGATAAAGAAATTTTGAAAAAACTAGCCAAACAAAAAGCTATATTAAGTGTTGGCTTTTGGGGTGATATATATTCAGATGGTAAAAGTGTGGCTAGTGTAGCCGCATTTAATGAATATGGTGGTGGGCATACGCCACCTAGACCTTTTATGAGGAATTGTGTAAAAAGGAATAGGAGAAAATGGCGTAATAGTGTTCAAGATAGATTACCTGTTATTTTGGATATGAAAAAGATGGCTCAAGAATTGGGTGAAGATATGGTGGAAGATTTAAAATATGAGATATATTTAACAAATACACCACCAAACGCACCTAGTACCGTTAAGAGAAAAGGTTTTAATAAGCCATTGATTGATACTGGTAAGATGGTAAATAGTGTTAGAATGGAGGTAAAATGAATTTACACGAGATTGTAAGCAATGCGATAAGTTCTATTAATCCGTTCCAAACTATTACTATTACACCAAGAGGAAGTTATACGGTTAATGATTATGGTGAAGCTGTTGTATCGGATGGGACTTCTTATACGATACAGGCAGATGTTCAACCAGTAAATAGCGAAGATATTAAATTTATAAATAACTATAATGAAAGCACAATTTATAAAGCTTTCTGGGTAAGTGCTAACACATTTGGAATAAACAGACCTATGGCAAGAGCTGGTGATAAGGTTGTTTGTAATAATAAAATATATTATATAACAAGTATGCCAGAGGATTGGTATGAAACGGTTGGTTGGTCGCATTTTATAGGTGCTTTACAATTAAGTCCTAAAGAGGAGGTTGTAAATGGCAACTCTTAAACAGGATATTCAAAAAGCCGTTAGGGAAATGTTGAAAAAATATACAAATTGTTCAACAGACCATATTATTGCTGGATATAATAATCACGTTCAACTTCCCGATGATAATGATTATATTGTTTTTACTGTATTAAATCCTGTAAGATATGGAACGCCAAGGGTAATTACAACAAAGGATGGTAATACTAGTTATCAGCATTTTAGATTAGAGGTTCAGATAGATTTTTATGGTAATTTGGCTTTTGACAGAGCAAATGATATAATAAATATATCTAGGACTGAATTTTTGTGTGATTTTTTCAAGCCCTATGGAATACAACCTATAGCTTGTGATGAAGCACAAAATTTAACTGGTGTATCTGGCGAACAAGAATATGTTGAACGTTGGATGGCTAGATTAGAGTTTGATTATCAGGACGCCGTTAGCGATAGTCAAGATTGGTTTAATACGGCAGAACTAAATATTTTTGAAACGGAGTTATAAAAAATGACAATACCTGCTTCACAATTAGTAGATATTACGCCACGAGTAATTGGTGGTGGATTATCTGGTTTGGCGTTTGTTGGAACATTTTTATCCAAAAATACGAAATTACCGACCGCTACTGCTGTACCTTTTTATAGTCAATCTGCTGTCGGAGAGTATTTTGGTACAAGTTCTGATGAATATAAATTAGCTGGAAATTATTTTATCGCTGATAGTAATTCTAGCAAAAAACCCGATGTTTTATGGTTTTATCGCAAGGTTGATACGGCTTGTGCCGCTTTTTTGCGTGGTTCAAAAGCCGCTTCTCTTGCTGATTTAAAAACGATTACATCTGGAACATTAACAATTACAGTTAATGGAACTGATATTAGTGCGACATCATTAAATTTTGGTTCATTAACAAGTTATAGTGCGGTTGCTTCTGCAATCCAAACGAAACTTAATAGTGGATTGGCTTCTACAACTTGTGTTTGGGATAGTGATTTTAACGCTTTTGTTATTACTTCACCAACAACTGGTTCTTCAAGTTCTATCACTTTTGCTGGTGGAACGGCGGCTGATTTATTGGGATTATCATCTGGAACATTATCACAAGGTTCAGCTGTTAAAACATTAACAGAAACAATGACAGATTGTGTTAGTAGTAATTCTAATTTCTGGTCGTTTATGCCTGTATGGGTTGAAACAGATAGTGAAGCTCTTGAATTAGCTGAATGGTGTAATAATCAAGGTGTTCGGTTTATGTATGCTTTGGTTGATACATCTAATGCTGGTTTAACACCGAATAATACGGCTTGCTTGGCATATCAAGTTGCTGATTATTTTGGTATTGCTTCTTGTTATAACACAAAGGCATTGGGTGCTATGACAATGGGTATTGGTGCCGCTATTAATCCTGCTCAATTAAATGGGCGTAAGACTTGGGCTTATAGACAACAATCTGGTTTGGAATTTACAGTTAATAATGAAACAGATGCTCCTGTTTTGTTGGTAAATGGTTATAACTTCTATGGAAATTATGCCACGGCTTCCAATATGTTCAAATTTTATCAGAATGGACAGATTTCTGGAAATGCCAAATGGATTGATACATATTATGGGCAAGTATTTATTCGGGATGGATTACAAAATGCTTGGCTTAACGCTTTAATGTTGAACAATACTGTTCCCTATAATCAATCTGGATATGGTGTTTTAAGGGCTGCTGCTATGGACACAATTAATACAGCTGTAAATGCTGGGTTTATCCGTCAGGGTGTGTCTTTGAGTGAAAGCCAAAAAGCCACTGTTCAATCAGAAGCTGGTTTGGATATTAGTGGTGCTTTGGAAACACAAGGTTGGTATTTACAAATTCTTGACCCGACTACACAAGTTCGTCAAGAACGTGGTACGCCTGTTGTTAATTTCTGGTATATGGATGGCGGTTCTGTCCAACGTATTCAGGGAACATCAACTGTTTTATTATAAGGAGTGAAAAATGAGTAAAGATATTACATCAGCAAATTCAAGTGCTTATTTGTATGGGATTTTATTCCCTGCTGGTTTGAAGTTTGAAAACTTTTCCACGGATGGTGCTTGGAATTCCGATAATTATGAAACCGTTGAACACCGTATGGGTGTAGATGGTAAAATGGCGGCTGGTTATATGCCAGTTGAAAAGGAAATTACATTTACTTTTGAAGCCAATAGCCCGACTTTGGATGGTTTGGATTTGTTATGGCAAACAACAGAAACAACGCAAACGCCGATGTTTGGGAGTATTGTAATCACCTGTCCAAGTATTAAAAAGACTTTTACATTGACGAATTGCATTTTAACTGGGTATAAGTTAATTCCTGATGCAGAAAAGGTTTTAGCCCCTCGTGAAGCTTCGTTTACTTGTGAAAGTATTACTTCGGTTTCGTTATAATCATTTAAATGGAGGAATAAAAAATGAGAAAAGAAATTGAAATAACAATTGAAGATGGTCGTGATGCAGGTAAGACATTTAAAATTACCGAAATGTCTGCTACTCAAATGGACAGATGGGCTACAAGAGCCCTCTGTCTGTTTGGCAAATCTGGTAAGGGTGTTTCAGCTTTGGTTGGTATGAATGGCACTAATTTGGTGGAATTATTAACCAAAGTAGATTATGAACAAGCTGAACCATTATTAAACGAACTTCTTGAATGTGCTTCTTTTAAAAAAGATGGTGTTTATGTAGCTATGAAAGGTGCATTAGTTGATTCTGTTATTGAAGATTGGACTACACTTTTCAGACTTCGTTCAGAAGCATTAGGATTGGCGCTTGGTTTTTTAGAAGAAGAAGAGGGGTCAAAGTCAGGATAAAAACTGACGAAACCTTGGCTGGATATGTAAATATTTCACCAATGATTGGCTCTGTTATTAATAGTAAATTGGCTACTCTTTATGAATTAGACACAGTATATGGAACAGAGGATTTGTTTGATTTATATGAAGTGATTATAATAAAGATAGCAAATGAGCAGAAAATAATGGATAGAGCCAAAGAAAAAAGGAAAAGATAATGGCGGGCATTACAGCAGAAAAAATAGATATTTTGGTTGGGTTTAATAATAAACTCGCCTTAAGAGGAATTTCCTTATTAGATAAAAAGCTAAAAGGATTAAAAAAGCCAGTAGATAATGCCAATAGATTATTTGGTAAAATGTTCAAAATAGCTGGTTTTGCTGGATTTACAAAAATGGCACTTGATGCTGGTAAATTTGGTAGAGCTATGGGTCTTTTGGCTGATAAAACTGGTATTGCTTCTGAAAAAATATCTGAAATGCGTAATGCCTTTGCCGCCACTGGTGGCGCCGCTGAAGATATAGATAATTTGTTAAATAGTTTATCAACTGGATTGGCAAGATTATCTATGGGCGATGGTAAATTAGCTTCTGTCCTTTCGTCTATGGGAATAAATGCTTGGGATGAATTTGGAAGAAAAACACCAGATGTTTTATATAAGGAAATAGCAGATTGGGCTCATCAACAAAAACAAATGGGTCGGTCGCTTGCTGATGTTCAAGTTTTCTTAAAAGACAATCTAAATGTTTCTGAAGATATTGCCAGAGATATGTATAATCTCGGTTATGGCGGTATGAAAGCTAGGGATTTAGAAAAAACAAAGAAAATAGGTAAAATATCACAAGAGAATATTAATAGATTAGAAGAATTAAATCAAAAATGGTCCGAATTTTCTACTTCATTAGTTGTATCTTTTAAGAATATTGTGGCTTATATAGAACCATTTATGGAAAAGGTGTTAGATTTTGCCAGAGGTATAGCAAAATTTGTTGGAGAAAATCCACAAATTGGTGCTGTTGTGGCTGGTGTTTTAGGATTAAGTACTGCTTTATCAACACTTGGTGTGGCATTAAAGGGTGTCGGTTTTATTTTAACAGCTTTATTAGCTCATCCTTTAATCGCTATGGCAATAGCTAGTGGATATGCTGGTAAAAAATTAGCAGAAACAGACACGGCAGCTGATTTGGTGGCTGGAACTATGTCTGGAATAGATAAAAGAATGTTTGCTACAATTGATAAGCAGGAAAAAACTGGTAAAATTTCCCACGAAATGGCAAATGAATTAAGAAAAAGACTTGGTTCTGGAAGTAAAGATATATTATTTACTCCTAAAACTTATGAAGTTATTTATCAATATGAAGATGATATTTTAAATGGAAATGAAGCTATGTTAGCCAATGATGATGCTGAAAATGAACCAATAGTAAATCTTGAACAAACACTTATTGTTAATAAGGATGGTACTGTTAATACTGAAACATCATCTGATAGTGGTAGTTTCAATGTAACTAAAATGTTAATGCCAAATATGGTAGGAGGTGCAAAATGATACAATTAGCCACATCTTCTCTTTCAAATTTAATGACTTTCCACGATTGGGATGTTCAGGTATTAAAAAGTCAAAAATTAGAGCCATATTCCGATGATATATTATGGCAAGCAAAACATCTTATATCTAGTACATTAGATTGGGCGGCTGAACAGGTTAGTAATGCTGTAAATGATGCTTTTTCAAAAATAACTGGTAAAAAACCGCCACAAGAAAGTTATGTTAGCATTGGTGAGTTTGATACATTTATATCCTTTAATGGGTCTAGGGATTCTCAAGTTGTTCAAAATGCCGTTGAACAAGGTTCTTTTAGGTCTGTAAATAAAATAAGAAAACCAAATACCTGTATTGTAGAGCTTGGAAAAGGTGGAACAAAATCTGATGTACAGGTTCTTTTGGATTTGTTGAAAAAATATCAAGGAACTACATTTAATTTTAGAATTGCTACTCCGTTTGGTTATATGGAAAATTTAAATCTTGTAAAATTGGAATATGATTATTCAAGGGGTAATGGGTCGCATTTATTGGTGGCTAAACTTCATTTTCAAGAAATTATGTATGGATATGGAGAAGCATATACAATTAAGCAAGTTAATAGTCCTGATAAAACAAATACAAGAGATGGTGGACAAATAGCTTTACAGGGAGAAAAATAATGAAATATACAATTCCTATTAGTCAAGAACCAAATCAAACATTTAATATTGATTTAAATGGACAAAGATGTATATTTGAATTTATAACCCGTGGAATGTCATTATTTATGAATTTTACCCTTAATGATAGAAAAGTTATTGATGGTATGATTTGTTTAAATAATGTTAATTTAGTCCAATATAAAGAGTTTGGCTTTAATGGGAAATTATATTTTACAGACACCCAAGGGAATTTAGACCCGATTTATTATGAGTTGAATGATAGATGGCTTTTAATTTACGAGGTTGATGATGTTTAGTCAAAAAACCTTAAGAGTGGAAATTCAAAAAGAAGATGGTATGTTTTATGAGGGTATAAACGCATTTTCTTTTAAAGGATTACCAATAGAAGTAGGTTTAAATGTTGTAACTGTTCCAAGTGGTATAAATGCCAAAATAAAATTGTATGGCGTTTCTAAAAGTAAATTGGATATGATTACAACTTTAAAATGGCGTGATGGATTTATCACAAAAAAAGCGATAAGAATTTACGCCAATGATGGTATGGGGGAGTTTGTATTATTTGAGGGCAATATAATGAACGCAAGTCCAGTATATGATAATGCACCTGAAATATACATTGAAATTGATGCGATTGCTGGGGCTTTCTTTAATATGAAGAGTGAAGTTCCTCCGTCCTCTTTACAAGGACTAGTCCCAGCGCCTGCGATTTTTAAAAAAATATGTATAGATTATGGAATAGAATGTGTTGTTAATGGATTAGAAAGTGATTATCCACAAGCAGATAGTCCTGTTTATGATGAAAGTGGATTGGGTAATAGAATTACACAAGCTTCAAAAGATTATAATGTTTATTCTGTAATCTATAATAATAGAGTTGAAATTTATCCAAAATATCAAAGCAATCAAAAGACTTGGCTATTAACACCGACTAATTATATTGGCTATCCGTCTTTTACTAATACAGGTCTTAAAATTTCAACAGATACTTTGTTTAATGTTAAGTTGGCAGATAAATTCACAATAAAAGGAAGTGAAGTAACACCTGCTAATGATACTTGGTTTGTAATTAATGTAAGATATAATTTATCCACAAAAATTGGTGGAAATTGGTTTATTACGATAGAGGGGGTTAGAGCGGCAGATGTCCAAAGAAATACAACCGTCAGCGGATTATAGTGATTTTGTAGATGATTATAATGCTTTAATTCATATTATTAATTCTGTTGTTAATAAAATAAAAACCATAGAATTAGTAAAGATATTAAGTGTTGATACAACCTTACATAAATTATCGGTAATACCAATAGTGAAAAACGCAACTTCGTCAGGAAATCCAATTGAAAATGTTGAAATTTATGGTGTTAAATATATTGAGTGGCAATATGGTGCTAATTCAATTATTGCTATACCAGAAGTTGGTGATATAGGTTTATGTTTAATTTCGCATAAAGATATATCAAATGTGGAAAGTGGATTGGTTGGAAGTTTTAGAAAATTTGGACTTTCTGATAGTATTTATATTGGCGGATTAAAGGGTTTTAATAAAACGCCAACACAATTTATTGAGTTTAGTAATTCTGGAATAAATATAACAACACCATTAGATTTGACAATTAATTCTCAAAGTGCTACAATTAATGCGACAGAGATAAATCTTGGTGGTGCTAATGGTTATAATGTAGCTACAATTGGCAAAAAGGTTACAACTGATGGAGACCCAAGTAGCACTGTTGTGGGTTATATAGCAGAGGGAAGTAGTATTGTAAAGGCGTTATAATGAAAACATTTGGATTACTAGATGAAAATTGGGATGTTTTTGTGGATGAATTTGGTAATATTGCTATGAAAGAAGATAATGAGCAAATTGCCCAAGATGTAGCTTCGTCTGTAAGGGTGTTTAAAGGTGAAGTGCCGTTTGATATTTACCGCGGTGTAGAATATGATAGACCAGATGAAAATAGACAAAATTTAAAATTACAGATGGCACAACAAGTCTATTATATAAATGATATTGGTGATGTTTTAATTGATTTTACAGAATTAAAGGATAGAACATTAAAGCCAATTATTTATTTAACAACTGAAAATGGTGAAAAAATAACAGTAGGAGAACAAAATGTCGGGACAAATTAGTGTAAATTCAAATGGTATTCAAGTTCCTGAAGCTTCTGAAATTAAAACAACACTTCAAACGGTTTTTACTGCTTCTATGGGCTCTGATTTAAACCTTGATGACTCTACTCCACAGGGGTCATTAATTGATGGTTTAACCCAAGAAAAAATGCGTGATAATGCTCAGATATTATATTTTTTCAATCAATTAAATCCTAATACAAATGATGGTATTTTCCAAGATGCTACTGGAAGTTTATTTGGTATGGAAAGAAAACACGCCACTCATAGTGTTGTAAATTGCGAATGTGTTGGTTTGGCTGGAACTGTTTTAAAGGGAATTTCTAGTGGCGAACCAGCAATGGCTCAATCTGTAAATGGTGATTTATTTCAATGTATAGCTGGTGGAACAATACCAAATAGTGGAACAATTACATTACAATTTATGGCTGTTGAAGCTGGTGAAATTCCTGTATCGTCTAATACAATAACAAAAATATATAATATCGTTTCTGGATGGGATAGTATTAATAATTCAACCTCTGGAACTATTGGAACGGAAGAAGAAAGTCGTGCAGATTTTGAAGCAAGACGAAAAAAGACTTTGGCTCTAAATGCAACGGGTTCTATTGGTTCGGTATATGCTCACGTTTATGAAGTAAATGGTGTTACTGATGTATTTTGTTATGAAAACCCGACAAATAGCAATTTAACTTATCGGGGAATTACATTAACTCCACATTCTGCTTATATTTGTCAGAATGGGGCTTCTGTTATAAATGGTGGCGCTGGAAGTGGAAGTTTAGCGGAAGCTATTTATAATTCGCTATCGGCTGGATGTGATACTAATGGTGCTTCTACCCCTGCAACTTGTACATATACAGACCCTATTACAGGAGTTCAATATACATATAAATATTATAATTCAACAAATACAAATATTTATATTCAGGTTAATATTACATATGGAATTTCTGATGCTTTAAAAGACCAGATAAAAGAAGCGTTTTTAAAAGAATTTTCTGGACAATCTATTGTTGGTAATAAAAAAATAAGTATTGGTGATGATGTTTATGCTAGTCGGTTTTATGATGTTGTAAAAGCATTAAATGACAATGATATTGTATTAAAAAGTATAAAAGTATCAACAGATGGTTCAACTTGGCAGGATTTATTAAGTTTTAATATGAATATTTTACCTGTTTTAGATATTGAGTCATCAAGTCCGTCTTATGTTCAATTTAATGTGGGGTAATAAATGTCACAACAACCAGTCACAGGAATTTCTTATATACCACAAGATATTAATTTAGAGTTAAATAACGGAACATTGACATTAAAGAGTGGGTCTGTGATTACATTTCAAAATGGAACGCAATTACAACTTACTGTGGACTGGACATCTAGCTCTGCTTCTGGTTCAACATACAAGTCTTTTGTATTTTGCTCAAACTCTGGATTTATTGGACAATCTGCATCATCTAATGTTTTAAGAGTTGGCTCTGGTTCTTCGTTGCCAGCCGACAATACAAATTATTCCATATTCTTTAACTCAACAGATAATAAAATATATCACTGGTCAAGTGGTGCTTGGGTAGAAAGAAGTTGGTGTTTGCCAATAGCTATTGTTAGTGTAACCTCTGGTGTCATCACTTCCATAGACCAAGTATTTAATGGGTTTGGATATATTGGTTCATCTATATTTTTATTGCCCGGTGTAATCGGTTATTTACCAGATGGATATGATGGTTTTACACCGAAATTCAAAAATGTAAATATGAACACATTAAGAATTTATACAACAACAATAAGACAAACAAATATTCAATATGCTTGTAGTAATAGTAAGATAGAGAGATGGTCGCAAACAATTCAGGTAGTGAATAAATTATCTGATTATGAAAACCCTCCTGGATTTGCTCGTGTTTATGTTAAGCAAGAAAATAAAATGTATTTCTATAATAATGGTTGGCTTAAAGAAACACAAGTTCCGTTCGGATATGTAACAACAACTTCTTCATCTCCATACAAAATTACAGAATTAAGAATTGTTACACCATTTTTAGTTAATTATTTTTATGATTATGCTTATGCTAGTTATAAACCATTAAGTCAATATGCTAATAGTCCTAGATTTATAGATTTATATAATAATATTTGTGGATTATTTAATAATTCTAAAACATTAGAGGATTGGTTTAATGTTGTATATAATTTAAAAACAGCATCTGGATTTGGTTTGGATATTTGGGGAACTATTTTAAATCAAGGAAGGCAATTCTCTTATGAAGAAAATGGTGTTGTTGAAAATATATTCTTGGGTGGAGAACAAACAATAGATGGAATTACATATTCTGCCGAATATATGGAAGAAATGTATAGAATGGTTTTGTTTTTAAGGGCTTTAGGATATATAACAAATTGTACATTAGCTTCTTTGAATAATTTATTACAATATTATTTTGCTGATAAAGGACGTGTATATGTAATAAATTATGGGACAATGGAAATTAGATATGTTTTTGAGTTTTATGCTAGTAAATTAGAAAAAGCAATATTTACAACAGATGTATTACCAAAGCCAACTGGTGTTTTAGCTAATTTTGAATATATACCTTTAGGAGAATATTTTGGTTTTTATGTAGATGGAATAGCAGACCCAGAAGACCAACCATTTGCCCCATTTGACAATAAGCCATTTTATAGTTAAAATAAAATTAGGAGAATGATATGCAGAATTTAACACAACCTACACTTCTTTTAAAACCTTTTGCTGAGTCTGGTGATAGAAACACTATACCTGTGACGAACACAGATACATCACAACCAAATTTGGCTGATTTAACAAATGGGTTCCCACAAATTACTTCATTAAGTCCTGATAATGGGGGGTTGCCACCTAAAAGAATGGATATTAATGGTTTGGGTTATTTGACAACAACTTATGATTATTTTTATCAAGCTGGTGGTACATTTACATTTAACTCAACAATTTCAACGGCAATTGGTGGATATCCACAGGGTGCTAGATTATGGTATACAGATAATAATGGTGCTACTACTGTACTTCGTTCTACTAAAGAAAATAATACAGATAATTTTGTGACAACTCCATCATATATTGGGACAAGCTGGGTTGCGGAAACGCCTGTTTTGAGTTGGAATAATACTTGGACTGGAACAAATACGTTTTCTGGTGGTGCTATTTCAACAACAGCTTCTGTGTCAGATGATTCTACGACGGTTGCTACAACTGCTTATGTTAAAGATTGTGTTCCTAAATCTGTTGGTTCTTCGGCCAACCCAGTTTATGCAGACTCTGATGGTGTAATTACTGCTTGTGACTTTGGTATGCCTGATTATGCAAACAGGGTTGAATTTACAACTTCAACATATACTCCAACAAAGAATGGTATTATAAGAGTTAGAGCACAAGGTGGTTCTCCTATGGCAGAAATAAAAATTGGAACTTTTATTATTGCTAGAGCAGAAAGTACAGATAGTTCTTTAGGAACTCAAGCTGTTTGGGCGCTTGTAAATGCTGGTGAAACATATACAGTTGATTATCACGGTGCAACAAGCCATCAGTTCTTCTTTATTCCGTTTAAGTAGGGGTTTGTATGTGCAAACAAAAGGCTGTTTTGGAAACAATAAAGCAAATGAAAGGTAAGGGGAGAATGTCAGCTGCACAAATTCAACTTGCCGAAGCACAATGTGAGGACTATCAAGAAATGAAAAAAGAAATTCTTGAAATAAAAAGTGATGTGTCCGAGTTAAAAAAGGACAATGCTGGTCTTAATAGTAAAGTGGATAGTGTGTGTGCCAAACTTGACCTTTTAATTCAACAAAGCCAAAACAAGCCATTATTGAAAATTTTATCAGACTTAAAGGATAACAAGTTTTTCTGGTTTTGGTTTATATTTTTAACAGCAGTCATTTGTGGCGTAAATATCGGGGACATAATGGCTTTCTTTACAAGGGGGTAATATGAAATATATTATTGGCTTTTTATATGCAATATATGAATCTTTATGGCGTAGATGGAAAGGGAAAAGTAGTGATGGTAAATGGTATAACCATAAATTAGTTAAAATGTTTCTTAACTTATTTATTACTTTTGGATTATTATTGTATCTTAAAAATGCTTGGATTATATCGTTAATTGCTACTATTGTTTATCAATTTTTATATTGGACACGTAATCACGGTGCTTTTTTTGATTATGGTCACGGAAGCCCTGATGATAAACGCTATGATGAGTGGGTTTGGGTAAAATGGATAAAAAAAATCGTTCCAAAAGAAGAATGGTGTGGTTTTTGGTTTGATTATATGTGTATGTGTTTAAGATATGGAATACCTAGCATTTTACTTGCTATTATTCTTGGAAGTCCTATCCTATGTTTTATGGGATTTATTCACGCCACAATTTATGCTTTTTGTTGGAAATTGAAAGATTGGAAAGTTATTGGAAAGCCAATAGCTATTTCAGAATATATTGTTGGTTTCACTTGTGGATTGTTTATGGGGTTCTGTTAAATGGATACACTTATAAAACAATACGAGGGATGCAGATTACAGGCATATCCTGACCCGATTACGAAAGGTGAGCCATATACAATCGGTTGGGGTTCTACTGTCAATAATGATGGGAAACCGTTTAAGAATGGCGATGTAATTTCGCAGGCAATGGCTGATGCTCTTTTAACTGATTATTTGATGAAGAATATTGTTCCTGTATTTCAAAAGATACCTTACAGTTTGACTATTGGACAAAAATCGGCTATTGCTAGTTTATGTTATAATGTCGGTGTACCATCTTTCTTAAAATCAAAGTGTTTTACTGCTATCTGTAAAAAAGACTTTGCTGGTATCTTTGAAAACTGGGATTGGGGTCACAAACAATTAAAAGGTTTGGCAAAAAGACGTGCTAACGAGCTATATTGGTTTTTAAGGGACTTATAATGACAAAGATAAAACTTATTGTTCTTGGCTCAATTCTGGCTGTTTTAATAGCATTTTATTTATGGAGTATCAATAATGCGTATAATAAAGGTTATAATCAACACGTTATGGAAGTGGCTAAGGAAGCTACTGAAATTATTGTGGGAAGTAATAATGATATTTTAGTTGCTGCACAAATTGTCAAAGACAAAGAAAAGGGAATTAAAGATGATGAAGTATGTAGTGCTATTTGGAATTTTGATTTGCGTAAGTGCTTGCGGTAAAGAGTATGTGGTTGTTCAAAGGTGTCACGCTTTACCAGAACCACAATGGAAAACGGTAGAACAACTATATAAAGATGATGTTTTCGTTAGGGCTTATTTGAAAGAATGCACGAAAGCAAAGTGATTTGACATATTCTCTGAATTTTGTTAGAATATAGAAAAAGGAGAATTTTTATGAGCTGTATTCCCGAAAATGCTATTGTTATTGTAAAAGGTAATGACACAGATTTTAACGGTCAAAACCTTTTAACTTTATACTTAAACACAGAATTTTTAGATTTATCAGATTTAACTGCTGTATTCAAATTGTGTGGTGTTGCAAAAACATTTGATGATATTTCAAGTGGTGAAATTATTGTCAATTATAGTGCCGCCGAAACAGCCGCTATGCCTTTTGGGTTACAGTATGGTGTTTTAAATTTAGTAAGCAAAACTCATAAAATTGCTACTATTGAAAGTTTAATACCGTTTAATTTTGTGAGTATTGTTCACGGAAATGCTATTGCAACAGAACCGTTTGAAATGACTATCAATGTTGAGCAGGGTGGGGAGAATATCCTTAACATTGAAGTTCAAGCTGGAGTAAGTGTTGAAGTTGGAACGACAACAACTTTACCTGCTGGTTCTGATGCTACTGTGACAAATTCTGGGACAGCATCACATTTGGTATTAGATTTCGGTATTCCTCGTGGCGAACAGGGGGAACAGGGAGAACAAGGGGAACAGGGACCTGCTGGTGAAGATGGTGAAGATGCTAAAATTAACGGTGTAAATACTTTAACATTAAATACTTCTTATGGTATTTCTTTAAGCCAGAGTGGGGATACGGCTATAATAAGTGGTAAAGAAATCACAGATGTTGTTGATGGTATTAGTGCTTTAATTCCTGCTCAAGCAAGCGAACAGAACCAATTAGCCGATAAAGCATTTGTTAATAGTTCTATTGCTACAAATACGGCAAATTTTATTGGAACATTTAATAGTGTTGCTGAATTAGAAGCATATAGTGGAACAGTTACAAATAATGATTATGCTTTTGTTGTAAGTGAAGACGGGGAAGGAAATACCGTTTATGATAGATATAAATATACAACAGCAACAACACCTGCTAGTTGGGAGTTTGAGTATGAATTAAACAATTCTTCTTTTACAGCGAACCAATGGGCTGCTATCAATTCTGGTGCTACAACAACGAATATTGCTCAAATTACAACAAATGAAAATGCTATTGGAACATTATCAAGTTTAACAACGACAGAAAAGGATAATCTTGTTGGTGCTATCAATGAATTAAATTCCGGTAAGCAAGCAAATATTACAGGTGGTGCTTCTACCATTACGTCATCAAACCTGACAACCAATCGTGCTTTAATCAGTAATGCAAATGGTAAAGTGGTTGTTTCATCTGTCACAAATACTGAATTGGGATATTTATCTGGCACGACATCAGCCGTTCAAACACAATTAAATGGTAAAGCAAGCACAAGTTTGGATAATTTGTCGGCTAACGGACAAATGATTATTGACAGCCAGAACGGAACGATTAGTAATTGTATCTTAGATATTCCACAAGATATTAAGTTAGAACTTAATAATGGAACGCTGACGTTAAAGAGTGGGTCTATAATTACAAATCCAGACGGAACTCAATTAACATTGACAACAGACCGTTCAACAACACAGACTACAAATGGAACATATTTAATATGTCCATCAGCAACTGGCGGTCAAATATATGGAAGGCCTATTGAAAATTGTGTGTCTGGTGCAGGTGTTACAACAACTAGTGGTTTTGCTTACAATACTACAACAAATAAAATAAATAACTATTCTGCAGGTGGAGAAATTGCTGGAGAATATGATTTACCAGTTTGTATTGTGACGGTTTCCAATGGTGCTATCTCCTCTATAGACCAAGTATTCAATGGATTTGGTTATATCGGTTCTACAGTTTATGCTTTACCAAATGTTAAAGTTTTAATACCAAAAGGATTTAATAATGATGGAACTTTAAGGTCTAATGTTTTAGATAATTCCGAATTAAGATTTTATACTTATGGTGGTAGCACAAATGGCACTTTCTATTGGTTATTAAGAAATGCTTTAATACAAGAAATGCCAAATGACTATATTGAAGCAGATTATAATGATGGAACTCATCAAAGAGGTTATTATTATAAGGACAATTATGTAGAAAGTGGGTCTGGAATTCGTTATGATGATAGGGGCTATTGTGCAAAAGTAGTCGTTTCTTCTGGTGCGATAATTGATTTAGAGCCACGTCAACCAGTTCGTCTAGCCACAACGGAAATGACAGATAATCTCCAATCTCAGGTATCTGCCAACGCTACAGCTATCACGACCAAGCAAGATACTCTTGTGTCTGGAACAAATATCAAGACAATCAACTCAACACCAGTATTGGGAAGTGGAAACTTCACATTAGCCGACCAGAGCTTGGGTAATCTTAACTCAACAGGTCAGATGATTGTGGATAGTCAGAACGGCACAATATCAAATTGCATACTTGATATTCCACAGAATATTAATATAGTCATTTCAGATGGTAAAGTAACCATCAAGGCTGGCTCCATTCTTACAAAGCCAGACGGAACACAGTATACTTTAGAATCTGATATGGTTCAATCAAATACTGCTTATAGTGGCTCTGGTGTTGGTTATATTATTCCTACAACAAACGGAATAGGACAAGTCTTTAAAAATGTCACATCCGGAACAACTTTCCCAGAAAATCCATCATCACATGATGTCTGTTACAATCCTACAGATAATAAGATATACTGGTATTCTACTCAGAATGGATGGGTTGAAAGAGATGGCAGCTGCTTACCAGTTGCTAAAGTAACTATGACATCTGGAGCAGTTACTTCAATAGACCAAGTGTTTAATGGTGCAGGATATATAGGTCATCACGCTTTTGTGTTACCTGGTGTTGTAGCATTAGAGGGTAGTGGGTTTAATGATGATGGCACATTAAAATCCACATCTAGAACAGGAACGGCTCTTGGAATTATTGAGATGCTACAACCAGGTCAATATGGTGGGATAAGAGCTGTCGGAATGCTTACTCAATCCCCATCAACATTAAGAGTAAATGATAATGGAGAAGTTGAAACAAGGTCAGATATAGATATTTCACACGGATTTTTATATTATTACATAAAAGATGAAAATAGTATATATTACTATGCGAGTAACACGTGGCATAACTGGCACAATGTTATGTTTGTAAGATATATCTACGATGGAACATCGGTCACATATTTTGAAATCCGCCAGCCAGTAAAATTGGCTACAACGGAGATGACTGACAATATTCAGTCACAGATTGGAACACTTGGAAGTCTTACGACAACGGCTACTGGAAATCTTGTTTCTGCTATAAATGAATTACAATCTGGTAAGCAACCTGCTGGTAGTTATGTTCCCACATCAAGAGAAATTAGTGGTATGGATTTAACAAGTAATTTAATTCTTACTTGGTTAGATGTTTATGTTGATACTGATTTAGAAAGCAACACCATTGGTGATGTTTTATATGAATTTGCTGAAGAAATTGGTGGTTCATTTGATTTGTCTGGGTCATTTACAAAAGACACATATCAAACATCAGACCAATATCCGTTAAATAACATTACTGATTCTATGACGGAAGTCAAGGCTATTGGTTGGTGTGATAGGTCTATTGGTAAAATTTCTGATTTAACAACAACGGCAAAAACAAACTGTGTAAATGCTATTAACGAATTAAATACAACTATTGAAACATTAGATGCGACAGATAGTATTACATTAGCAGACAACACTATTTATAATGGTGGAACACAAACTTCTTTAACGATTGCTTTACCATCTGCTTATACTGTTTCGTTCTTGTCTGAAATTTGTTTTGGTAGTGGTGCAACGGCTACAACATTATCTTATCCGAATAGCATCAAATGGTTTGGGGATGATTTAACTGGTGGTTTATTTGTTCCTGTTGCCAATAAGAGATATACTGTTATGATTAGCTATGATGGTTCTAACTTTGTAGGAATTGTAAAGGGGGTAGAATAGATGTTAGGAAAACTCGTTGATGGACAATTAAAAATAGCCAGCGGTAAAATACTTATTATTGATGATGAAGTTATTGTCAATCCTCGTGAAGAAGATTGGCGTATGGCTGGGTATAAGGACATTGTAGATAATAAATTACCCGATAAAGAGGGATATTATAAAGTTCCCGAATACTCTGAAGATGATGAGTATATTTACATCAATTATCATTATGAGGAAATTCCTGATGAACAAGAAACTATTGCGTAAAAAACTGGCTCTTATGTTATCGACTTTAAAAAAAAAGAGAAAATTTTTTTGTGAGGTTGAGTATCTTGAATGTACTGGAACTCAGGGTATCAACACAGGTATTATTGGTAATTTGAATACTTCTTATGAAATTATAGCGAAATCAACTATTACAGGCTCAAACATTACAGCCGTTCTTTTTGGTTCAAGAAGTTCTGCAACATCAAACAATATTGCTACATTGTTTCCGTCAGAAACATCTAATGTTATCAACGACTTTGGGAGTTATACAGCAACAAGACAAACATATACACCGACAAGTATGTCATCAAAATTGAAATTTTATAACAGTAAAAATAAAAGAAGTGTAACAAATTTAGACACTGGTGCATATAGTGAAGCGACAACAGTTTATTCAACAAGCTTTTCAACTCCAAATAATCTTTATATAGGATTAAAGACTGCTGGATATGCAGATGTTATGGTTAGTTTTGTTGGGTATGTGTATGCTTGTAAAATCTGGGATAATGGTGTCCTAGTTCGTGATTTTATCCCCGTTCTTGACTGGAACTACACTCCCTGTATGTATGATAAAGTAAGTGGAGAGCTGTTCTATAATCAAGGAACGGGTGATTTTTCTTATGGCAGGGAAATCCACTATGTAGATTATTTGGAAAGCACTGGAACACAGTATATAAACACTGGAATTATTATGGAGTACGGGGATGAATACGTATGTGATTTTGAAATATCCCAGTTGAATACACCTTCATATTCTGGTGGTTATATGTTAGCTGCTGTTTCAGCTTATTCTGGTATGGGGCGTTCTTACGGTTTGGGTTGGTATAAACAAACAAATCAAAGTTGGTATAATTTTTTAGTAGGTTGTAAAGATACTACTTGGTACACCAGCGACCGTTTACCATATCCTCAAGTGAATACAAGATACAAAACAAGGAGTATTATAGATAGGGGAAATATTGCTTTATATGTTAATGGTAATTTTGCCTTCAACGATACTTATACAGACAATATAACAAATACGACATATCCTCTAGCTATGTTTGCAAGAAATTCTACGGGTTCTATAAGTGCATATGCAGTGGTTAAAGCTTATTCTTTGAAAATGTTTAAATCAAGTAATATTGTTCGTGATTATCTACCAGCCATAGATGAAAATGGTGTAGGTTTTATGTTTGACAGGGTAAGCCATACTATCTATGACAACGCTGGTACTGGTGTGTTTAAGTATCCAGTAAGAGAAACAGAATATACAGCTAATGCGGCAACGAAGGCATACATTGATTTAGGTGTAAAATACAAACCATCTATGACAATAGAGGGGAAATATACTCGGGATGATTATGGTAATAACGGTTCTGTTATGTTACTTACTACAACGACTACGCAACCTTTGATTTACTTGCCAGCTTTGTCTGGTTATACTACAGAACGATATGTTTGGAGAAGACCTGGATATAGCGAACAATCATATATGATAAGCACAATCACATATCCATTTACTTGCGAAATGAAAGTGGATGCTATAAATGATGTTCTTACGCTTAATGGAAATGTCGTAAAAACTGGTATGATTGCTGGAATGAATGGATATGATAGTCCTTATGAATCAGATTCTAATATGTATATGTTTTCTATTATTAGTACTTATTCTGGTGATGGTAAGGTTTATTATTTAAAAATAACAGATGGTACTACTCCATTATTTGATTTAATTCCAGCATATAAGGATGGAGAAGCTGGTTTCTATAATAAAGTAAATGGAACTTTTTATAAAAATGCTTCAACAGATTCAACCGCAAAATTAACAGCTGGAAAGATAATAGAGCCAGAATTTGAATAGGGTATAAAATGGAATACATATTTTTGGCTATTTGTATATTTATTTTAATAATGTTATATAGTATATCTGTAAGTTTGGGAATAATTGCCGAAGAATTAGCAGAAAAGGAGAAATAAAATGGCAAAAAAGAAAGAAGAAATTGAAGAAATATTAGAAGAAGGCGAACCTGCTATCTTTTTGCGTAAGGTGGATGTAATTATCCAAAATGAGGGGGAAGAACCGCGTATCATCAAAGCAGAAGAAACAAATGAATAGCATTGATGAAGATGCCCGACTTATTGGGATAAACCCAGAACTTTGGGAAGAATTTAAGCGTTCTACAAAAACAGAACAGCTTGAATTTGAAAGTATTGTTGGCCCGATAGATGATAACGAAGCCGAAAAAAGACACAGGGCTTCAATGGCTAAAAGATGGTTCGGATATTATAGGAAGTGTGCTGACCAATCAAAGAAGTCAAAACTTATAGACCAATATAATAGTTTGGCTAAACCAAAAGAGAGGGAATAATGGGACTAACTTCGCAATTAAACCGAAAGTATCGTGCTTTGATTGCGAAAGGGATATATCCTGTTTGTTATTTATGTGGAAAGGAAATCAAAAAGCAGAATGAGGTTAGTCAGGACCATTTAATACCGAAAGCGTTAGGTGGAGAAACGATAGAACCGAATTTGATTTGTTCCCATAAATATTGTAATAACCTGAAAGGTATGATGACGGTTCAGGAATGGTTTGATAGAGAAAGGAGTTAAAATGACAGACCAAGAAATTTTAGAAGCAAATAAAGATAAAAGACAAGAATGTGAATGTTGGTGTAGGTGTATGGGATATTACCGACCTGTTTCTCATTATAATATCGGGAAGAAACAAGAATTTGCAGATAGAGTATGGTTTACAGAAGAACAAGTAATGAGTAACGAAAAAGAACAGAAAGTTGCTTGATAAAAAAACCACCGACTTTTACATCGGTGGTGTGCGTATCAACCATTAACATTAAAAAGTATCTAAAATGAACAAAACTAGATACAATAATATATATACCACATTTAAAATCATTTGTCAAATTAAAAATTTTATATAAAATTTTTCAATAAAATCAATAAGTAGTAAATTTTTTTATAAAAAACGGTTTTTTTTATTTACTTTTTAAAAAAATAAATTTATAGTGAATTTGCACGGATAATAGATATGGGGTATAGAAAATTATATTCCGTGCTATTCCCTAAAGGGCTATACCCCACTAACATTGAAAGGCACGAAAATGATACAAGATGGATATTCTTATTGTAGTAATTCTTGGGTTTTAGATACTAGAATTAAAAATGAATTACCTGTATTGCTTATAATTTCAAGTTTATGTGCAAAAATAGGTGAAACATATGCTGGAAATAAATACTTTGCTGATTTATTTAACTGCACAGAAGTATCAATATCTCAAAAAATAAGGAAACTTATTGATTTGGGTTATATTGAAGCAGAATATGAAAAACGAGGTTGTGAAGTAAAATCAAGGAGATTACGATTAAAAAAGTTTTTAATCGACGATTTAAAAAGTTTTTATCCGACGGTTAAAAAAGTTTTTAAAGATAAAAATAATATAAATAAAAATAATAATATTATTTTAATAAATAATAATAGCAAAATTAATTCTGCAATAACAAAATGGATTGAATATAAAAAAGAACGAGGACAATCATATAAACCGACAGGATTAAAAACCTGTATTGAAAAACTTGAACGGTTATCTGGAAATGACCCTGAATTAGCTATGCAAATCGTTGATGAAAGTATATCAAACAATTGGTCTGGATTATTTCCTTTAAAAACACAGCAAAAATCAAAAGCTCAATCTATTGAAGAAAATAACTTAAAACATATACAAGAATTGTTTGGAGGTTTATAATGTTAGATTTTAAAAAATTTGATAAATTGATTAGCACTATTGTTTATTTTGGAAATATACAATATTCAAAGACAATGACTGAAAATCTTTATAATTTGATGAAAAATGACTTTTCTGATGATGAAATGAAAATTATTTGTGAAGATATTTGTAAGCACGAAGATTTATTTGGAAAATATCCAATCCCAAAAATGTTCTATGATAGGAAAAAACAAGATAAAAATAATACAGTTCTTATTATAGAGGGTCAATTTTATCTTGATGATAGTATGCCTGAGTATAAAGATTATCTTATTGGAACAACAGATGAAGAACAATTACGAATTTGGAAATGGATATTTGACAATAAGTATGGGCAAGAGGTAAGTAAGGATTGGATTATTGAAAGAATAAAACAGTTTAGGAAGCCGTCAGAACAAAATAAAATTGAAAATAATGGAATAAAAATGTTAGATTGTATTAAGAGGATTACAGATGTTTAAAGTTGGAGATATAGTTGAATTTTGGTTACCAGACGGAAAACAATATCGTTATGGTCGATTAGTAAGAAAAGAAAGGGGTATTTGCTATGTAGTATCAAAATGTTTTATAAATAGACGAGTATATAAACTAAAAGAAAAAGAATTGAATTATTATAGAGGAGAATGGAATGGCAATAATACAAATCGGTGATTGGGTATCTTTTTATGATGTTCTTGAAAAAAGAATTAGAGAGGGTCAAGTTGTAAATATCCAAGACAGTAATTGTGAAATTTATGTTACAAAAGAAGCTTGTATTTATAATATTCAGATTTCAATGGTTAAAAAGATATGAGTATAACTATTTATGGGGAACTGTATAGTTCTAAAAATTCCAAAAGAATAGTTAGGTTTGGAAATAGACCAGCTTTAATTTCTAGTAAGGCGTATTTGTCATCTATAAAACCGATAGAACAGCAACTTATGTTAAATAGGTATAAATGGTTAAAGGAAATAGAAAACGCTTATAAACCGCTTAAAATCGGTTTTAGGATATATCGTAAGACAAAAAGGGCGTGGGATTGGCTTAATATCGGTCAGGGAATTAGCGATTTGATGGTTAAATGCGGATGGCTTCCTGATGATAATGTTTATGAGTATATTCCAACGCTTATAGATTGGAAAATTGATAAAAATAACCCAAGAGTTGAAATTTTTTTAATTAAAAATCAATAGGATATAAATTTTTTTAAAAAAAGTGCATTTTTTTGTTTACATTCGTAAAAAAATATATTATAAGATAATTATGGATTATAAAAATTTGTATGTTTGAGAAATAACACATTTTTATTTTGAAGTTGGCTAACCCACCATTAACAGGGTGTCTGGCAAGGAAAAGCCCGCGAAAAAACCAATTATTATTAACATTAAAAAGGAGAACATAATGGTTAAAACATTAGAACCCCATATAAAAAAGGCATTTAGTGACCTTGGCTTTTCTGATGATGAAATTAAGAATGGCTGTTGGTTATTAGAAAAAGCTTTTAAAAAGGGGGAAGAAAAGAAACCAATAGCTTGGATTGCCTATCATAAGTTTTTGGAAAGAGTAGCAGATAAAGCTGGTATTGTTTTTGAAGAACCAAAAGTTTTGAATTGTCAAGATTATGAGGTTGCTTTATGGGTAAATGGCAAAACTGGTGATAAATGTTCTTGGAGTATTGGTGAAGCCAGTTTAAAGAATTGTACTAATGATTATCGTTGGGCAATGGCTGAAAAACGAGCAAAAGACCGTGTGATTTTAAAATTGCTTGGTGTTGCTGGTGATATGTATTCTGAAGAAGAAGCTGATGAATTTAAACGGTTAGATGAACAACAGGAAACCGAAATGGAAATTCGTAAGCTAAAAAATGAAATAAAAGCCGAAAAAACAAAAGAAACCAAAGAATTAAATAAACAGGTTGAAGATTTTAATAAAACACCAGAGGGTATTAAAATTCGTTATAAGACGGCTTATGAATATGTTAAAAAGATAGATGTTTTAATTCCAGATGGTCGGGATAAAAAACTAATGTCTAAAATTGTTGAATTAATGAACGAATTATTTGATAATAATATGAAAGAGGAATATGAAACACTTAATAATTTGGTAAATGATAAATTACCAAAAACCGAAAGTGATGAAATTCCATCGGATATTTGTTCAAAAAGTGATTATTTAATTTCTGGTTAAAAAATGGAGGGGAAAATGAAAAAACTAGAAGCAACAACACAAAAAGAAGAAGTTTTAATATATCTTAAAAAATATGGTAAGATTTCTACCATTGAAGCATCTAATAAACTTTTTATTGCTGATTTACAAAGTATTATTAGAATTTTAAGAAAAACAATGGATATTGGTGATGAATGGGTTTATAAGAAAAATAAGTTTGGTCGCCCTTGTAAATTCAAAAGATATTTTATTGTTAATGAACAGAAAAGTTTATGGGAACGTTTAAGATTTTTTATGTAAGGAGATTAAATGGCAGAATATAAGAAAAAGAATTTTGATTTTATACTTTTTATAAATGAAGATGCTGTTGGTACTAAGCCAGCTGTTAGTGGAAGTATTTATATTAATGGAGAAGAAATACCATTAGCTGGTTGGAAGCGAACAACAAAATCAGGAAAACCTGTTTATTCTGGTTGTAAAGGTATAAAAAAGGAAACAAAGGAGGAGAGTAAGGGAGAATGGGAAACTCATATAGCAGATGATGAGATACCATTTTAGGGCATAACCTTTCGTAAGGCCACCGTATGGGTCTAAATGTATAATGCTTGTCGTATATGCCCTATCTTTTGATTTTTTCATAAGATACGATAATTATACAGACATACGGACTTTATGAGGAAGTCTATGGTTATACACCTCTTTGACATAATTCCACTATTAGACTTCCTCACCTATTTGGGGGAAATATGAAAATAACAGTATATAATGAAAATATGTTAGATAATGTTTGTTCTGAAATGTATAAGCTTTTAGAAAATAATAAAGCTATAAATTTGACTTATGAAGAATATCATAGTCCAAAGACAAAGAAACAGATGGGTTTTTTCTTTGCTGCTATTTGCGATGCTGTCGTTGAATATTATCATCAAAGGGGGTTAAATGAGTGGAATATCAATGCTGTAAAGGAATTATTTTATAATGCTGTTTCGCCTAAAAAGAAAATGGTGAGATTTAATGGGGAAATTTATGATTATTCTATGCGAATATCAGAGATGAATAGGCAGGAAATGGCAGAATTTATTGATAATGTATTAATTTTAATTGAAAGGGCAGAATGTTTTAAGGATTTAATATTAACGCCAGATGTTAGGCATTGTTGGGTTCATAATGTTGATATTGTAGATTTAAGAAGTATAGATAAATGGAATTTTCCAAGAAAAAATAGTGAATATCTAGAACATCGTAGAAAACAATGTTGTATTGTTTGTGGTCGTTTTGGATGTGAAGCACATCATATTAGGGAAACAGACGATGCTGGCTTGGCTTTAAAGGCAAATGATTGGGAAACTATATCATTATGCCAAGAACATCATAGAATGTATCATACAAAAGGAAATAAATGGCTTTTTGGACAGATACAATGGATTTTGAATTATATGGATTTAAAAGATTTCTGTGCCTGTTGTTATAACAGATGGAAATCAGGTTTAAGGTAAAGGAGTAAAAATGATTAAACCAGAAGATTTATTTAAAATTGCTAAAGAAAAAGGTATTAAAAGAGCGGATATTGGAAGATATTTGTATGGTAAAGATTGGGCTAGAATATATTTGATTAAAAATCCAACGATAAAAACAATGGAAAAGATAGAAAACGCAATAAAAATACTTAAAAAAAGTAAATAAAATCAATAATTAGTAAATTTTTTTAATTTTTTTAATTTTTTTTGTTTACATTATAAAAAAAATATATTATAGTATAATTATCCGATAAGGATATTAACATTAACGAAAGGATTAAAAAATGACAAAAACTGAAATTATTAAAGAAACAATTGGTGGGATTGTTTTTTGTTTATTCTTTGGTATGCTTTTATTTATTGGAAGTCTTGGCGATGGCTTTGATGAAGTTATTATCAATTCTATGGATAAATAAGGTGGTATAAAATGGAAAATAAATTAGAAGATTGTGTTTACGATGTTGGTGATGCGGTATTTGAAGTATTAGCAGAATGGTTTGATAGTGAGTATGAGAATGTCAGGACAGAAGATGAGTATGCTCCGTATGGCGATGGACAATGTGTTGCTGGTCGGTATATTGATGAAGATGATGATTGTCGTATTCGGGAGAACTTTGAGGCGGAGTATGATTTTGATACCGTTATGGAATTATTAAAGAAAGATGAGGACTTTAAGAAAGCAGTTATTGATATGGTTGAATATGTTGCTTGGAACAGGGAGAAATAGAAATGGTTTTACACGATTTAATTTACCAAGACGGTGACTATTTTGCCTATTATGATAAGGGTGCTGGATGTTTTGTGATTTGTAAAGATGGGCTCGTGTGTTCACAGATAATTGGACACGCTAGCACATTTGAACAAGCAAAAGAAAGTATTGAATGGCATAAACAGGAGGGATAAATGAGTGAGCGTTGTAGAGTTATAACCGAAGAGCAGTATAGGGATTATTTAAGGTTAAAGAAGAAACTGGATATTGCTGTAAAGGCGTTGAAAAAATATGAAGCAGCGGCTGGTTGGGGCAGGGAAGCGTTTTTGGCATTAAAAGAAATGGAGGGTGTAAAATGAGTAATTTGAAAGAATTACATAATCTTGTTAAAGAACATCCATTTAGAACTAATAATGATAACAAGCATCTTGTTAGTTATTTGGAATTATTGGATAAATTCTTTAAAGAGTTCAGAAAAGGCTTTGAGGATTTAACAAACAAGCAATATGTTGGATTAGATATGATGACACACGATTTAAATGCCACTTTGTGGAAATGTAAAAAATGTAAAACAATTACACCAATACAGTTGCAATATCTTGAATCAGGATTAACTGTGTATCATCGTTATATGGAATACAAAGAGTGTCCTTGTTTTTATGTATTGAGTAAAGAAAAAATATATTGTCATCAATGGTCTAAAAAACATCAAAAGTATTTTCTTAAATTATCTGATAAGGAAAAATATTTGAAAATGCAGGAAGATTTAAGAAAATTATGGGGGAAACAAACTGGTGATATAGAAGAAGTAATAAACGATAGTTGTAATGAATGGCAATATATCTATGACAATTACGATGAAATATTTAAGGATAATATTATATGAGGGGGTAAAAGATGAGTAATTTTATCTGTCCAGAATGTGGAATGACAAATATAGATTGTGGTTATTCTGGTTATAAAACACCAAAAGAAATTGAATTAGAAAAGAAAGTTCATATTCTAAATGAAGCGAATATGAAACTTGAAAATGAACTTGGACAATTTGCTGAAGCCAGCAAAACGATACAACGCTTACAGGAACAAATCAATGAAGCAAATGAGCTTTTGTTGGATTTTTGTAGTGAGTATGAATGTCTGTTTGACCATAATGGATATTGTCAAGCACACGATAGTTGTGAAGGTGGGTATAAATGTATTCAAAAAGATTTGAAAAAGTATCTTGAAAAGTGGGGTGTAGAATGACAGAATACGATACAATGGAAGAACTGGTTATACAGAACACAAAGAAATGCCAACAGATAGCGAAGTTAGAGCAAGACCAAAAGGTTCTGATAGATTTTATCTTACGTCATCATCCAGAAATGGATAGATGGATTGAAAAGAACTTTGGGAGGGTTAAGGAATGATAAATATTGAAGATGGTGGGCAATATGCCTATTTAAAAGGTCAATTAAATCTATGTGATTTACTTCTAGGATATTCTAATAGCTGTTCCTGCACACTTAAAAACATTATTGAACTTATAGAACTTATCAAAAAATCCAATGAAAAAATGATTAAAAGAGTTCAAGAAGATAAATTAAAGATTGTAATGCAAAATCCTAAATATTGGAAACACCAAGACCCGGAATACGTTGATATGGTTGAAAAATTACATAAAGAAGTATTTAAAAAGGAGGAACAATGACTGAAATATTTATTGAAATTGATTTTTTTGTTTTGATGGTATTTTCAATTATGGTTTGGCTAACAGGTTTTTATGTTGGGAGGATGAGTAATGAGTAAAGAACTGACAGAGAAATGGAAGAATGGAACGCTACCAGAGGATTGCTATTATTTTTTGACAAAAAACGGACACATTAGAAAGGACAGAACTTGTTTTTATAGTCATACAGATGAACAGTGTTTTTGTTTTACCTCAAATAAAGATATTGAAGAAGTCCTAGCACCTGTTCCTTCGTATGAAAGCCTTTATAATCCAAACGATGGGAATATACCAACAGGAGTATTCACTGTTCTAAAAATAATAAAAAGGGATATAGAGAACGCACAAAAACGAAGAAGTTTAACAGACCTAGAATGTGGGATTAAAAGTCAGGTTGTAAGTTTGTTGAAAAAGTGGGGTGTGAAATGACTTGGGAAGAACTAAAAGAAAAAGCAAAAGAAATTGGTGGAGTGCTTAGCGAGTCTAGTTTTGGAACTTGGTATATTAAGTATAAGGACTTAAAATTTTATTGGGATGGTGGTATTACTGTTGACTACTCATACTACGATTCAGGAGATGATGAAAACTATTCAGACTCAGAAGTTATAACATCAAACAGAACACCAGACCAAATGTGGCAGATTATGGAGGCACTTCGGTAATGGTTGATTTTGTTAAATTATATTCAGAACGAGAATTAGAGGAATTAAGACGACAGTATAATTCTTACTTAAAAGGGGAGTCCTATGATGATTTTCTATTTCGCCAAAATTGCGATTTAAGAATAGAAAACAATAAATTAAAAGAACAAAAGCAGAAAGTCATTGCTCTTATCAAAGACGGACGATTTGTTGAGGCGTTGAAAGTGTTGGAAGATGAATAACACAGTTCTCTTTGGTTGGCACTTCGCAAGGATAAAAGGCTCTGACCGTCTGACAATAGTCGGTTGCTGGGGTGACCGTATTCAAAAGCAAGTCAATGAGGATGTGGAGATATTAGAACGAGTGCCTAGAAAGGTTTTAGAGGGTAAATATAGAGTATTGAATTTAAGGGAGATACAGAATGAACGCTGATGATATATTACAAGAATTAAAACTTATTGCCGAAGAAAACGGCTATGAACTTACAGAAAATGCCGAAAAGATAGCGAAGTTTAGAGCAAGAACTGGACTTCCGATGAATTTATGCCCTTGCGATAAAACAAATCCTTACAGGGGATGTATCGGGAGTTTGTGTAAAAAAGAGTTGGAAACTGATGGTGTGTGCCATTGTAATTTGTTTAGGAATTGCAAATAGTATAAATTTGTTTTATAATAAAAAAAAGGAGATATAATATGAAAGATTTATTTAATTTACTAAAAGTTATTTATGCTATAAGATTTTATACAAAGGATATTCACTATAAAGCTATTGGAGAGAATTTTTGGGCAGACCATTTAATGGCTGATAGAATTTATGATGGGTTGGATGATTTTATTGATGACATAAATGAAAATCTGTATATGGGGTTTGAAGAAGATACTCCGTATTCAAAAGATGTTTTGGAAGCAGTTATTAAGTCTATACCTGAACTAGATGATGATATGAATAGAAATTGGGAAAGTTTATATGGTATGATTGTGGCGGCTCTTGAAATTATAAATAATATTGAAAAAGAATATGAAATGCCACAGATAAATTCATTGTTGGATAGTTTGGTTAATGATTTACAGAAGAAAAAAGGTTTAATTTGGCGTAGAATTGGGGTAATATAGTGGATGTTTGTTATGTTTTAGGTACTGGTTCATTATATGATAATTTAGAACTTCGTTTGTCTTTGCGAAGTTTAGAAAAAAACGCTAAAAATTTAGAAAGTATATTTATAATAGGAGAAAAACCACATTGGATAAAAAATGTGGTTCATATTCCTGTAAAAGATAATTTAACATCAGAAAAAAATGTTTTTAATAAAATTCTAGTTGCTTGTGAAAGTGATATATCTAAAGAATTTTTATTTATGAATGATGACTTCTATATGATGAAGCCATTTGATATTAAAGAATATCCTTATTTTATAAATGGGGAATTAAGATATATTGAAAACCCATCTAGGTATCAAATGATTAATAATAAGACTATGGTTGAATTACAAAAAATGGGTATAGAAAGAGTAATGGATTTTGGTTCGCATTGTCCAATTAGATATAAAAAAGAAAAGTTTTTATCATTAAAAAAATATTATGACGAAAGTAAAGAAAAAATTTGTGGATATTCTCATAGGAATTTGTATGGTAATTTATTTGTTAATGAATATATACAAGCCATAGATTGTAAGTTATGGGGTTCTGATGAAATGAGGGAAACAGAACAGGGTTGTATATCCACAAAAGATGAATGTGATGATATTATTGATAAATTATTTGAAATTTTTAATAAACCATCAAAATATGAAAAAAGTTCTTGACATATAAAAAAATATAAAATAATATTGTTTTGGGAGGGGAGAAATGGATGGAGAACAAAACTTGGCGAAAGCCGTAATATGGCAAGCAATAAAAGATGCGAGTAGGCACTCACAGAGTTATGATACAAAAAGTGCCAGAAATTTTTTGTGTGCTGTAAATAGTCTTTGGGAAGATAGTTTAATATATTGGTGTGATGTGGCTGGGATAATTCCAGACCACATTATTTATATGTCCAGAAAAAAATGGAGGCAAGATTTATTATGAATGAAGAACCTCTATTATTTGAAATGAAAGATAGTTATAATCTTGTAGGATTAAGGGATGCTTGTATGGATTATGTAAAAAAGCAATACCCACAGCCAATGGAAGATGAAGATTATGATGATTATTTACAAATGTTAAATGATGAAGCAGATTTAGAGTTTTGTGATAGAATGAGAAAAATGGCAGACCAAATAGAGGAAAGGGTTTTAAATCCTATAAAAAAGAAAGTTCAGGAAACATATAAAGGATATTTTAAGTAATTTGACTTTTATATTTTAATGTGTTATGATTTTAAAAGATTTTAAAGGAGATTTGTATGGCTTTTGATTTAAATATGGGCGATAATCGTTCTTTGATTGTAAAATTGGCAGAAAAAGCTCACGAAAAAGAGTTGCCTGATTTTTTAAAACCACCTGTAACTTTAGGAAAACCCAAAAAAGGAAATAAAGAATATAAAAAATGTATGGCTATGGATAGCTGTATTAGGAATGTTTTGTCTGGTTTTAAGAATGATTTAATGTATACAACAACGCCTATGTTTGTTGGTTATTCTATGCTTTCAAATATTTCGCAGGAAGCATTAATTCGGGCAGGTGTCGAAACGGTTGCTTCTGAAATGACCCGTAAATTTATGCAATGGACTTATGATGATGATTATGGTGAAGAAGATAAAGAAAAAGCTATTGCTGATTTGGAATATCAAGCAAAAAAATATAGGATAAAAGAAAGATTTAATGAAGCCGCTGTAAAAGATGGATATTTTGGTGGATGTTTAATATATATTGATGTTGGTGAATTAGACGATGAAGAAAAATTAGAACCATTGGTATTAGATGAAAAAACATTTAAAAAAGGTTCTTTAAGAGGGTTAAAGATAATTGAACCAATTAACATTTATCCTGGCGAGTATAATACAACGGACCCGACAGATGAACATTATTTTAATCCTGAGTATTGGTATATTTTGGGTAAAAAATACCACGCCAGTCGGTTTTTATATTTTGCTGGTAATGATGCGCCGTTATTATTAAAACCTGCTTATAACTTTTTTGGTATTCCACAAGCCCAGTTGGCTTTGGATTATGTGGCTCATTTTGTTGCAAACAGAGAAGCGGCACAAGAATTATTGAATAAATTTAGTTTAACTGGCTTAAAAACAAATATGGGTCAAGCATTACAGGGGAAATCTTGTGGCGATTTAGTCCAGCGTGCTAAGATGTTTATTCGGACAAAGACAAATAATGGTTTAATGCTTATGGATAAAGATACGGAAGATTTAATCCAATTAAATACTCCGTTGTCTGGTGTTCGTGATATTGTGGAAATGTCGTTGAATTTATTGACGGCTGTTTGGCATATTCCTAAAATTGAATATCTTGGTGAGGGCGAAGGTGGATTAAATGCTTCCAGTAAAGAACAAATCCGTTCTTATTATGACTATATTATTGGTCGTAAAGAGAAATTATTTACCGAACCCTTGGAAAAATTATCAAAGATTTTACAATTAAATGCTTGGGGTAAAATTAACCCTGCTATTGGATTTAAATATCCTGCTTTGTGGGATATGGATGATAGTGAAAAAGCGGCTTTGAATAAACAGCAAGCCGACAGAGATGCTATTTATCTTGCCAATGGTGTATTAAGTCAAGAGGAAGTTCGTCGTAGGCTGTCTTTGGATGTGAATAGCGAATATACTATGATTGATGTGGATGATTTACCAGAAGCACAAGAAGAACCCATAGAAAAAGTTGACGAACAAGAGGAAAATGAAGAAATCCGCAAAGCTATGGATATGGCTTTAGATGAAAAATTTAAAAAAATAATTTTAAATAATAATTTAGTTTATGATACTAATTTTTTCAATAAAATACTTTATTTTTTCAAAAAAGGTAATAAAATTATTCCTGTAAAAGAAAAAGATACAGAGGAAACCATAGAAAAAAGAAAAAATTTTGCTAAAATGATGGGTGTTTCTGAAGAAGATGCTTTAAAAGTTGCAAAAAAGGGGTTATTAGATGAATCTGGTTTGCCCCTGGTAATGTATCGTGGACACGATGGTGAAGATAATGGTGGAGATTGGTTGCTTGGGCACGTTTTTAGCCTTTCTAATAAATATGATATAGCAAAAGAACACGGAGAAGTTAAAAAATATTTTGTTGTCCCAAGTTCTCCACATATTTCTACAAGTATAAAAAAATCAATAGAGTTATTAAAAAATGGGAAAAGTGATTGTTGTATTGTTAAAAATGATACAACTGGAGAAATAGAGGTAGCGGTAAAAAACAAAGATTCTTTAATTGAAATAAAATAATATCATAAACGGAGGAAAAATGATAAATTGGAAAATAGAAAAAAGGAATATAAACGACCTTATTGGTTATGAAAAAAATCCTAGAAAATTTACAGAAAAGGGATTAAAAGATTTAAAGAAAAGTCTTGAAAGACTTGGTGATGCTAATATTATAACAATTAATGCGGATAATACTGTTCTTGGTGGACACGCTAGATTATCTGTTATGAAACAGCTTGGATATACAGAAGTTGATGTAAAAGTTCCAGATTATAAATTAAATGAAGATGAAATAAAGGAAATAGTTGTAAGATTAAATGCAAACACGGCTGGAGAATGGGATTATTTAAAATTAGATGAATTTTATGATAAAATTGATTTAGAAAATTGGGGTCTTGAAATTCCAGAGCCTAAAAAGCCAAAAGAAGAAAAAGATATTTCTAATCAAATAGAAGAAGGATATCAAATAATAGTTGATTGCGATACAGAAGAAGAACAAGAAAAAATGTTTGAAAAATTTCAACATGAGGGAATAAAATGCCGTCTTTTGATATTATAAAAGAAAACAAGGCAGATAAAAATAGTTTTCGTGTTCAATCTGTTATTGGTATGTTTGATTTACAAACAAATCATATAAAAGAACATTTTTGTGGAAGTATAAATTTAGAAGAAAAAGATTGGAATGTTGGTATAATTTGGGGAGCAAGCGGAACAGGAAAATCAACAATTGCAAAAGAATTATTTGGAGATAAAATTATTGCAAATTTAGAATATAAAAATTCTTCTGTTGTTGATGATATGCCTAAAAATAAATCAATTAAAGATATAGTAAAAACATTTAATAGTGTTGGTTTTTCAAGCCCCCCATCTTGGTTAAAACCATATTCTGTATTGTCTAATGGCGAAAAAATGAGGGTCGATTTAGCAAATGCTATTTTATCAGAAAAAGATATAATAGTATTTGATGAATTTACATCTGTTGTAAATAGAGAAGTAGCAAAAGTTGGAAGTTATGCAGTTCAAAAAGCGGTTAGAAAAATAGGTAAAAAATTTATAGCTATAAGTTGTCACGATGATGTAATAGATTGGTTAGAACCAGATTGGGCATTTAATACAGACACAATGACTTTTTCTTGGCTCAAAAAAAAAGACCAAAAATTACCATTGATATCTATAAATGCAATAAATTTTTATGGAAAACATTTAAAAAATATCATTATTTAAGTTCTGAATTAAATCCATCAGCAAAATGTTTTTGTATGACAGTAAATAATAAATTAGCCGGATTTATGGCAATAGGTATGTTTCCACATCCAATAAAACCATATAGGAAAGTTCATAGGTTAGTTATTTTACCAGATTATCAAGGATTAGGATTAGGAAAGATATTTTTAAATTATATGGGGAGTGTTATTTGTGATTATGATTTTAGTATAACAACAAGTCAACCTAGTTTAGTATATAGTTTAAAAAAAGATAAAAATTGGATATGTATATCACATGGATTAGGTAAAAAAATGGGAGGAAGAGGTGGAAGATTTCAAACTGATGTTAGTAAGAATTTTAATAAAACAATTAG